GGTTCTTCTTCTTCATCATCAGGTTCCATTGCAACATTAGGATCTCCTGCTCCTGGTGAAGGTGTTGTTCCACCCGTTGTTTCTCCTGTTTCTTCTGTTTCTTCTTCGGGTGATGTAAATGAAGGAACTGGTTTTATAGTTAATAATTTATTAATATGTTCTATTGCTTCATTCCTTTCACTTATATCCATTAAGTAATACTCTTTAGATCCAATTTTAACCATTAAAGAAAAATCTTCGTAATAAATACTAAAAGATTGTCCATTTAAAAGACGAACTTCATATGATGGAGGTAAAGAATTAACTGCTTTTAAAGAATCAACATAACGAATTAAAGGATTCATTTTAAGTTTTTCTTTTAAAGCATCAAGAATTTCAGGGGGAGCTTGGTAATCCCTCTCAGTAAGTCTGATTAGTTCTTTTAGTATTTCGTTTTTAAGATTTTTCATTATAATGGATTTGAATCCCAACCTTGACTTCCATTAGTTTTTAAATACACATGAGTACCAACAGAACAACTTACATATGAAAAATCTGCTTCTACACAAACATAAGAACCAGTGTTCAATTCGAACTTTAAATCTGGAATTGGGGCACCAGGATCAAGTTGATTTGTTCCCTGATTTTGAAACCCAAATGAGGCACTATGAATGTATTTTACTGTAGTAGATCCATCTGTACATACTTTATATATTGATCCTGTAATACCTGTTACTGTAGATGAGCTGACAGGGAATACCGTTTTTCTCCAAGGATTTGCCATAGTTTTTTAGTTTTAGTATTTATATTTCTTCTGAAGTAATTGCAGATGCTAATTGTTTATCATCATCTAACATATCTGCTTCTCCTGTTACTGGATTATTTACAATGTTAGAAGCTGAATTTTTAAATTCTTTTTCACTCATTTCTAATTCCATTTTTAACTTTGTAAGATTTTCATATTGACTTCTTGCTTTTTTTACAAAAGTTTCTGGAACATTAACTCCTTTTTGAGCATAAAGTTGAACTACTTCTTCGTCTGTTTGACCTTCATCAAAGTATTCAAAAAATTGTTTTAAAGCACCTTCCATTAACATTTGTCTTCTTGCTAATTTTTTATGCTCACTTAAATTTGATTTTAAATTGTTACTTTTATTTTCTTTTAAGTAATCAGATAATAATTTGTTTGTTTTCATAATTTTGTTTTCTTTTTGTGGTGAAGCTGGGGGTGTTGTTCCCACTTTGCTTCTTTGTTGTATTAATTGGTCTACTTGTTTTTGGATATTTTTAATAGCACCGCTTGATTGTTTTGCAGCTTGTGCCGATGCTTTTGCTTTTTTTCTATTTAAATATTTTATTCTTATATTAAATTTTTCTTTTTCTAAATTTTCTAATTCTTTTTTTTCAGCTCTTGCGTCAGCATCCATTGGAGGCGCTGGTCCTCCCTTTGCAGGAGTTTCACCTCCTTTTGCAGGTGGTGTTTGTTCTTTTAATTTATCAAATTTTGAAGATTTAGTAAATGTGTCTTTATTTGGAGATACTGTTGTTTTATTTCCCTCTTTATCTAAATAACTTCCATCAGGTAATGGTTCTTGTCCTGTTGCTTGACCATAAGTTAATGGTTTAACTGAATTTCTTTTAACCATATTAATAGCATCTTCATATGATTGTATTTCATCTGCATACATGTCTGCTATAGGTCCTCCTTCTGGTTCAGCTTCTTGTTCCATTTCTCTATAAATTTGATCTAAACGATTTTGCAATTCTTTAATTGAATAACTATCTGCTAATTCTTTAGCACGTTGGTTGTGTTCATTAAGCTTTTCATTTTCTTCAAATTGAGATGATTGTGTTCCTCCTTTTGGTGCTGTATAGTCTTCTGCTGAATTATTAAACATTACAAATAAATAAATATTACCATAAACTCCTGATGGAGATGCATCTGATATTTCGTAATCTTCTATGTATGTTTTAAATTGAGTGTATGTTTTAAGTGCTGCTGATTTTGATTTTGCTTTAGAACGATTAATTTTGGATGTTGTTTCTTTTCCAAACATTGCTCCTCTACCTTGAGGACCATTAAAATGTGGAAACTTAAAAAATGTTCCACCTGATCTTTTATCTAAAAATGATGAAATTTCACCACCTTCTCCAACAAGTTCATTATAGTGTATATCAGCAGTCTTTAACATTTCTCTAACTAAATTAATAGTGTTAGGATCAAATGATTTTGGTTGTTTGAATTCCCATACTCCTGGAGCTCTATGAATAGATTGTCCTTGAGATGTTAAAGTAGCACTACCATAAGCGTCTGATTTAACTTCTTGTACTGTTTCTTGTACTAATTTTATTATGTCTTTTTTCTTCATTAAAAATCTGATATTAATCCTCCTAATATAAATTTACCCGTTATTTTAAAGGGTACACTTGCTATTTTTTCATCTCTAATTACTACTCCTTCATGATCTTCAACTGAACCCATTGGTGAATCTAATACTTTAAGCACTTCATCTCCTAATTTTTCAGTTGCTAGATAAGTTACAAACCCATCAATGGCTTTTTTCTTATCATTATCATTAAACAAATCATCAACATTTTCTCTATTTAAAATTAGTTGATAAACCTGTTTAGAAACAGCTCCTACTTTTTTCTTAATATTATCTCTTGTTATAAATATAAACTCATCCTTAGGAATTGCGCTTACTTCATCTAGCCATTTACTTAAAGGTTGAGTTTTTACTTCTTCAGTAAATTCTACAGAATAATTTTGAGAAAGTGCAGAATTAAAATTAGGTTTTTTCTTCATTTCTGTAGGGACAGAACCATAAACTTTAAATCCTTGTTTTTTAGCTGTTGGAGATAAATTATCTAACATTGATTGTAAAGCTGATTTATTGTAAGATATTTCTGATGATATTCTTTTAGTTAACATTTTTCTTTTACCTTGTACTTCTTTACTTTCTATCCTATTTAAACCATGAATTGCTATAAAATTAGAACCATAATCTTGTACATTAGTTTTACCACTAACATATTCCATATTAAATAATATATTTGGGTCTTCCCAAGCACCTAAAGCTTTAAGATCATTTTCTATTTGGGGTAATGCTGTGTTAAACATATCTAGTACTTCTCCTCCTATTTTAATCATTCCATGACCTTCACCAAATCGACTTGATAAGTCATCTTTTGTAATACCTTTAATGTCAAGTTCTTTTTTAGAACCTCTATCCATTACAAATTGTTTTACTCCGTCTAAAGTAATTAAACGAATTGATGCATTAACACCATCTATTTTTACAGATCCTGGATTTGTATTTAGAGAAGTTGCAGCTGCTGTAAATATGTTTTTAAGATCTCTACCTGATTTTACATTTTGTAAATCAAAAGGATGAGCCATATGTCCTGCTGCTCCCCCTTCTACTAATAAATGTTCATTTATTATATTTGACCACCAATCTTTTGAGAATGTATTTTCATTTTTCATTCGTTGTGTTTTTTTCTTAGACGCTTCTTTACGTTTTTTTATATAATTAAAAGATGTTCTTAAACGTTTTTTAACATCTGAATCTTTTGCTCTATTTAAAGCTGCTCTTACCCTTTGGTGAATTAAATTTATAACTTGAGATTGACGTTTATGAGATTTACTTTTAAATGAAGCTTTATTTAAAGTGTCTACTATATCTTGTCTAGTTGAGAATTTAACTTTAACTGTGTCTTTTGGGTTTTCGTCTGTGTATAATCTTCTTCCTGATCCTTTTGGTTTTTTACCTGTTCCTTTTTTAGGATCAGCTTCATTTAATGGTTTACCTATTTCATAAGGTATGTTTTTTTCTTTTAGAGCATTTTCCCAATTTTCATCGGAATAAGGTAATACTACTTTAATTGTATATCTAGCTAAATTTGTGATATCCTTTTCAATTACTTCTTCCATTTCGTCATGCTGACTTATAGGCTCATAATCGGGATTATCTGAGGTATCTTTAAATGGAGTGATTTTATATTTAGTACGCAATTCATCTTTGTCAAAAACAAAATAAGGTTCGGTTCCTAACCATTGTGGAACAAATGAATCTAAACTACGAGTTAAACTTATAGGACCCCTTAATCTATCATCATCTAAAACATCTGATAAGAATTCTGTAAAATGATATAAAACACCAAATTGGGGACCCTCACTAATATTTTCTTTATCTGATAAATCTCTTTCTAATGATAATTGAGGATTAGATGTTTGAAAATCTTTTTTTCTTAAAATTGTTTTAGCAATTATTTTATCTGCTTGTTTTAAAAAAGGTATATTAATATTTGTTCTAATATCTGATGCTACTATTTCTTTATATTTAGTTAAAAAATTAAATAATTCTTTTTTCTTTTTAGCTAAGCGTTTAAAAAACCCTATTAATTCAGCATTTGATATTTCTTTATCATTACGAGGATCATTTAATCTATTAAAAAAATGTTTATCAGTTAATACTACATCAAAAGGATCCAATTGTTTATCTGCATAAGTATCTATTGATTTTAAATCTGATTTATCCAATTCATTTAAAAAATGTTCAGGTTGTTCTAAATCAGGTTGTAGTCTATAATCTGCTGTAAGTTCTTCTCCTTGTTTTACAGGTTGAATAGTTACTAAATATCGAGTATTATCTTTCATTATATTTTTACAATTAGGAGTTTCTGAATGGTTATACATTTTTCCTAATTCATAAAAATTATATTGTCCTTGTCCTAAGATATCATGTAATTTATCTATTACAGTTCCTTCAGGATAATTTTCTTGAGCAAATGCTCCTTGTCCTTGAATATTACTATTATTTAAATAATATTTATTTTCATACATTGTTCCTGCTCCACCTTGTCCTGTGGCAGCATTATACATTCCTCCTCTTTGGTATTTTATAACAGGAGAAGTTTTATCATCTTTAGGACCATCAGGCATTCCTGCTTTCCATTCACTACCTCTCATATAATCTAAAACTTTATCTTCTGGATTATATAAATCTTCTTCTAAACCTGTTACTATACCCCAAGCTTTGTCTTTATTTGATTTTGATAAATGATCAGGAATATATTTTAAAAAATTATCTTTATCTTTAATTTTTACAAAATTTCTCATTTCAGTACCTGATATACCTCCTGTTTGTGGGGGTACTAATTTGATTTCAAAATTAATTCTTTTAGGTTCTGCAAATTTTCCTATATTATTAAAACGTTTATCATTTACATCTTTTTCTCCCATTCCTAAATAAATTTTAGATCCTTCAGGTGCTTCTTTTTCTATAAAATCATATACATCTTGTACTGGAGAATTTGAATTTGAAGCTAAAATAGCTATTTTTTTAGATATTGGGTCAGGATCTGTAGATCTATAAAGGTCCCATAATTTAAGGGCTACTTCACGATTAATACCATCTCTTATTTTTACTCCAACTTTAACTATAACAGTGTCTGCATCGGTATTTGATATAAGCCATTTAGCCATATTATAATGACCTGCATGAGGTGGTTTAAACCCACCAGGTAAAAGTGCTATCTTTTCCATCAACTACGTAGTTTTGTAATAAATATAAACCTTTATGACAAGGCTAACCTCTTCTTCATTAGTGTAGAAGTAGTAAGTTTTACTGCAGTGTGTAGTAATTTTGTGAAAGATTTAAAACCAAGTTCAGAAGGGTCTTTATCACCCATTTCTATAAGGTAAACTTGTTTTCCATAAGACATAAATGTTTCAGCATGATTAAAAGCATCTTTTAAAGCATCTTCATCTAAAGCTAAATATATTTTTTCTACATTACTTTTAATAATTTTTTTCATTAAAGTTGTAGATAATTTTTTTCCAAATAAAGGAATTGCATTACGTTTTATAGCCATAGCATCAAACGCACCTTCACATAAAATCACGGGTAAATCCCAGTTTATATACATTTCAAATCCAATTATGTCCTTGGTACTGGAAGCCAACTTATGTTTAATATATGCGTTTTTATCAAATGAACGACCTACATAATAATTTAAAAAACCATCTTTATCATATGAAGGTATTACAACCATATTTTTTAAAGGACCTTGTTCACAATAATGTAAATCATATTTAACTACGTCTTGTTGGGTTATTCCTCTTTGATCTAAATAATGTAAGGCATGTTTTGATAATATCGCTGAAGACGACATTATAGGCGTTACTCCCTGAGGAAATTGCAAAGTATTAATGTCTACTTTTTGTTTAACTTTTTGTTTAAAATTGTATTGTTGATCGATTTCTTTTAAAGCACTGTATGCTGCTGTAGGTGCTTTGGCTTTTTTAAGTAATTGAAAAGCTCTATGACCTTTATAATTACAAACCCAACATTGGAATTTTTGAGACGCTAAATTAAATGTTAATTTTTTCTTATGATGATTACAAGATGGGCAATTAAATACAGCTTCATCTCCTCCACGAGCAGATTTACTTCTTCCTAAAATTGATTCTAATAATTTTTTTAATAAATCTTCTTTCATCTAAAATCCTTGTCATAAAATTTACCTAATATATTATCATTAAGGTATTTTTTATCTTCTAAAACTTCTAACACAAATTGATATTTACATTCTAAGTATGTAAGTTCCTTTTTGTTAAAAGCCACTTGTAGGATTTTTCTTTCTAAATCTTCTTTATTTGCTTCTTTTAAAAAACTGTGTGAGCCATAGTAAGTTTTCCAATCGCTTTCCTTTAATACTCTTTTATATACTGGAGGACGACCTTTCCCTTCCCAAAGTGCTTTTTCTTTTTTGCCTAATTTTTTCTTTAAATTATAAATTAAAGATTTTTTACCAATGTACTTTTTTCCAGTTGGTAAATGAGTTGTTTGATAAATAAAACCGAACGCTCCTTCAGGGAGGTCAACGATTTCATTAATTTGATTGCTTAAGTAATACCACATAATGATGAATGTATAAAAGGAATTTTAGGTATCCCAGCGAAGTACGAAAGTTGTGTCAGTTTCGTTAGAAGTTCTAACTGGTTGACCAAGTTTACCAACTACTAATAATTCGTTTTCTTCATTATATAAACCAACTGTTGTAACATAAGGTTTAAATAATGAACCTGTTGCAAAATCAGCTAATTCATGTGAATCTTGAGTTCTAATTTTTCTTGCTGAAATATTTAATGTGTCATTAAATTCATATTCATCTACTGTACATTTATATTCATTTTCATAAATTAAATGTGAACCTTGAAATTGAATTTTATAAGATCCATCATTTGGTTGAAGGATACCACTTAAATTAAGTCTTGCAAAAGTTCTATTATCAAATCCTCCTTGAAGAGTTCCAGTACCTGAAGATGCAATATACACATATCTTCCATTTCTAGAAAATCTTAAGCCCTGAAGGGCTACTCCATCATCATATGTCTGAGTACCTGGAGTAGTATCATTACGTAAATCCATTTGTTCTAATATTCCTCCTGATTCTGCTAAAGGTTTTGATTGTCTATATTTGGCTGAAGATATATCCCATGGTACTTTTAATCTAAATTCCCATATTCTAGGACCTTGTCGTAAAAGAACAGGATCAGAAACAGCAACACCAGGAATCCAACCATTATTAGGGTCTCCAATAGTTCCCCACCCTCCAACAGCAAAACGAAATCCTAAAGGTTGAGATATGCTAGTCATTCTACTCATTAAATACATTCTAGTTCCTCTTTTATTAAAAGTTATACTTTCAACATTTAAAGGAGCTCCTTCAGGAGTAACTAAATCTAATAAATCTAATACTCTTCCTGCATGTCCTACATATTCTGGGGTTATTGCATTTGCAAGACCACTATCTGATGTAACTCCTGTTTCAAAAGCAGTTTCATAAAGCTGTGGTTTTTTAACAGTAGATATATCAAAAGCTGTTAATAAATTATGTTCTAATATTGTGTAGGATGATTGTATTGGATTACTAAGATTACTGTATCTAGAAGGACCAAATTCAGAATTATGGAAATCACCAGCATTCCATCTTAATCTATCATTTGAATGTACTGTAAAAAATTGTGTACCATCTTCTGAAAAAGAGAATGCTTTTGGGTTTATTCCTCCCCATCGTTTATAAGCTTGACCAGACCATGTATTATCATCATATTTTGCATTATATTTAATGTATGTTGTATCACATACTTTAGATTCTTCTAATAATAAAGAACTAGTTCCACTAGGATTAGCTTTATTAACTTTTGATCCACTAGATATATCAAATTTAGTGTCAATAGGTATTTGAACTATTCCCCCACGAACATGATGTTTAGATAACTGATACTGACTGTAAGCACCATTAGCTGCATTTAATTCAGCCATAGTAGGATGTTCTGATGACGATAAATTACTATATCCTGTCCCCACAAAATATAAAGATGTTCCTGAAGGGTGGAATTTTATGTCTTTTGGATTCATCCATAAGTAAGGAAGAGAAGAAGATATAACAGCGTATGTTTTTTCTGCAGCGGCAGCATTATCTATAGATGAAGTAGCTGAGTATAAATCAAAAGGTGTACTCATATTAAATTGATAAAGATGAGTAGGGAATTTATGTTTTTGATTAGGATCAGGTGATCCTCCTGCATTTTGGTTAGCTCCAAAATATTTTGTTCCATCTCTTTTAATGTCAAATCCGTTTTGAAAAGTTAAGGGAAGTGTTGGATCAACTTGAGTGTAAGTATATTGTTGAATTCTTTGATCAATAGTATTAGATCCATTAAAATTAAAAGGTTTTATGTTTATAGAAGGAACATCTATATTTTGTATTGTTGGTTTTGTAAGTACTACAAAACCGTTTTGATAAAATATATTTCCTATATATGGAGAAGCATCTATACTTGATGATATATTTTTAATAGAAGCTGTATTAAAATTATTATTATATATATTTATACAACTTAAAGATCCATTAAAAAATCCTGTGTCTTTTAATGTATTATTACCATCTTTTTTACTTAAAATACCTTTTGAACCTATATATAGATTAGCTAAATTTCTTGTTTCTTCTAAACTACTATCAGAGGCTTCTACAATTTTATTTCCATCTACATATATTTCCATTATAGATGATGATTTCTGACATAAAACATGATGTTGTTCAGGATGATTAGAAGAACCTGTTAAGATACTGCTTATAGTTATCGTGTTTTTTCCGTCTGATCTTGCAAAATATAAAGATTGACTTTGCATATAAATTTCAAATGGAAATTGAGGTTGAGATAATGTGTCTAAAGGTTGAGAAGAACCCGATTTTGCAGTATTCTTAATTGTTTGGGTTCCTGGATTTAAATCACTTGGAGATACTGTTTGTGTTCCACTTTTACATATAATATATCGTTTTGCTTCATCATATCCAATATATTGATTACTTATTCCTATTGGAATTTTTCTTACAGGTAAAAAAGTTGTTACAGTTGGGCTTGGATTAGGTAATGTTTTAGATGCTTTCCCCCCAGTAACTGAACCCGAAGTATAATTGACAAAGAAATTTATAAATGGACTTGGAGATTCTGTAGATGTTAGTAATCTACCTTCAACTTGATCTAAACCAAGAGAATTGTCTAAATTTGTAAATAAAGGATTAGTTGTTAAATCAGGATTAAATATTTTTAAATTAGTGTCAGCTGAATGGATTTCTGTTATTGTAGGAATATACCAATCAGTGTATCCATTATGACTAAAATTACTCATAAAATTACCTAAATATCCAGGGGCATTTGAGTCTGCATTTGCCATGTTTAAGGTTTGTTGCTGGCCATCTCCTATATTAGGTGTATTACTAAATCCTGTTGTTACATTACCTACTCCTGCATTTTGGTTTGCTCCTAAAACCCCCCAAGCATATTGTATATTTTGGGCGTTAGAATATCTTCCTACAGCATTTGTTGATATTACATGAATGTGGTTTGAATCTATATTATATATTATTCCTCCCCCAAATGGTTTTCCAATACTTGATGATTGGTTTAATATTTGATTTCCTATAGGTAAAGGTTCTACATAAAAAGATATTGAAAAATCTTCATTATTAAAATTGTACTTATCATTATGAGGTGCTTTTACATGTGAACCAATAGAGCTATCAAAATCTATAGATGAAAAAGTATCATCACCATCACCTAAAAATTCGTTTTTACTAAAATTAACATTATTATATTTAAAATTATTAAAATAATAGCTATCATCTACTTCTGATAAATTAATAGGAGTAGTATAGTTAGGTGTTTTATTTGGGTTTTCTACTCCCCTTCTCCAAAATCTTTTAGTTATACCTACTTTATTATCTTGAGGATCTGTTAATTTAACAGCGTATCCTGGAATAGTATCTAAATCATAAGCTTTAAAAGCTTTAGTAGGTTCTAATTTAAATATATTTTTTCTAACATCTGTAGGGTAATGGCTTAAATTAGTGCCACTAATAATAAGATTACCATGTGAGTCATCTATTATTTCATAATTACTTGAAGAAAGATAAAAATCTCCTGGTTTTATTTCATGTCCATATAAACCTGCAGGGATAGATATTATTTGAGCTTTTTCGTATAATTTTCTTTCTTGTTTTAAATAATTATTATATCCAAATCTATTAGAAATATCCTTTTTAAAATTTTTATAAAAAAGATGATCTAATTGATTATATTTAACTGTGTTGATAGTATCCGAACCATAATATGAACTTGCACTAGTATAAAGAGAAATGGATTCTGAAGTCCAACTAACTTTATGCCATGTTATTTTATTTTCTGCAGCGGACTGAGAACTAAAGTTATACTGTTTATGGGCATTAAAGGGAACTACTGAGTAGTCTTGAGCTGTAAACTTTTTGTATACTTCTGACATTTAGGGACATTTTAGTAGTCTAATTTTACTCTAATAAGTGCTTCTTTTGTGAAATCTTTAACAACTGGTTGGCTTAGTTTTGCTACTGCTACTAAATCACTAGAATCATTATATAATCCTACAGTTGTAATGTAAGTTACAGGATTATTTATCATACTACTAAAAGATAAATTACCACTACCATCTGTAAATGAAGGGTTTGTAGTATAATTATATTCAAAGTTTTTAGCTCTTGCAAAATAATATTGTGATGTTACTTTTTCTTCAGTATCTATTATAAAATTACCAGCTCCACTAATAGCACGATATAATAATTCAGGATTACGTTCTTTTCCTGCTCCTTCATAATTTGTCATTTCTCCTCTACTTATATTAGCACTTAAAAATTGAGGAGTCCCAACCATATTTCCATCACTATCGTAAGATGTATTTGAACCAAAAGCATCAGGATTTAATATAATAATTCCTGCATCTGGGTAAAATAAACCATATGAGGCACTAGCATGTACTTGTCCTAAGACTGAACCTGATCTAACACCACTAGATCCAGATACAATATTAAATTGTCTTCCTAAATTTGTAAGTTTAGCTGAACCATTTTGTGTAACACTATCATCAGTAAGATGAATTGTAGTAGCTGTTGTT